CCCCGCCCCACGCCGCATCAGCATTCAGACCTGTACACCCACTTATCAGGTATTCCCCTGCAGACAGGCGTGCAACAACACACCCTTCTGATTCCTCATTGGTTTCATATTGTCCATCTGAGAAAACCTTAACTACCGGGGATGATCGCTTGATGAAGCCGTTAGAATCTACGGTTGTGTTTCTTGAATGCCATAGTCGTGACCAGCCTTTCCACTGCTCATAAGACGTTTTATCGGATCGCTTTGAGTTCAGATAATATTCATTATCAGAACCCCAGCTACTGGCCAGCGCTGTTCCAATATTGTCTGCTGTTGACGGGAAGAAATTGACGGTACTGTACTTTGCCGGCGCATCCCAGGGGCCGATGTTGCTCGTATCTCCCCAGCTGAACATGGCGAAGTCTCGTCTGGATGTAAACGAGGCATACCAGCTACCACCGCTACCGTCTGTTAACTGTCGGTTTGTCGTGGCAGACAGACTCTGGCGGGCTGACTCGGGACTGTTGCCCCCCGTACCACCCTGAGTGACACTTAAAGGCGTTGTTAACCCACTGAGGCTGGTGATGTCACTGTTAGCACCTTTTTTAGCGTAATCATCAAGAGCCGTCTTATCTGCCTTTTTATCCAGGTCCGTTTTGTCAGCTTTCTTATCCACCAGGCCCGCGATACTGTTCCAGGCTGGTCCGGAAAAGCTGGTACCGTCAGGCAATCTGACGGTAATTGTTCCGGTACCGCTGAATACCTGCTGCCAGTTCTGCTTGTCGTAATTCAGGCCGCGAAGCGCCTCTGCACTCTGTGTCACCAGCGCGGCGGTCACCATATTCAGCGCCACCCGAGGAACCGCTGACCATGCAGCCACCGACTGAGTAGGTCCGGTATAGTTACTGACCAGCGTCAGTCCTGTATTGCTTTCGATTGTTTTGACCGGGAGCGTATACGGAATGCCGCCTACAGTGGCAACAACAAAATCGCCGGCTGCCAATTCGGTAGTAAATGAAGTCCCCGCCCCTGATACCTGGGCAGAATTATTCGTCAGGGTGAGTGTTCCTGCTGACATAGATTTTCCTCAGTACATGTTCGGGATAATGAGAATGGGCATGGTGATATTTCTGTTACGGGTCATATCCCATCCATTGCTGAAGTAATTACCAAAAACCCGGTTATAGGCAGACCTGACGCTACCGCCCGACATCACAACACCTTTTGTACGAAGGTTCCCGTAACCGCCGTCCATACGGACCTGTGCACCGGTATAAACTATCTGGCAGAACCCGCCGCCAATATCCTGGAATGCATCGGTAATCTGGATTTGTCGGTCATATACAAAGGGGCGTTTCAGCGTGGAGAACGTAACCTGGCCAGCGGCGTTGGTCATCGTGATGCCATCACCGCCGACAGGTGCGGTCTGATTGAATATCACCAGGTCTATGGTCGCCGTTCCGGCCACGTCGTCCCGCCCTGTGTAGGAGATATCGCGAACGATAATATTGCCGCCATCAAATCCCACCGATACATTCGGGTTATCCCATTTCCCAAAAGGAATGCCGCTCACCGGAAGCGCAGCACTGCCGTTAACCGTGATGCGCCCGGACCAGGCGCAGGTCATCAGCGCAGCCTGATTAGATATGGCGGTGAAGTCGGTAGAGTTCGCAACCAGTAACCCTTCGTTATAAGTCGCTGCAGGCAGCAGTTCCATAACGTAGCCGGACCAGTCCGGAGTAAGGGATTTACCCCCGATTGTCTCTGCGCCAATGATGACCCCGGAGTCCCCGTTCCGGGTGACCCCCGTCATAATGGCTACATCAAATTCAGCAAATGAGTAGGTGTAGACAGGATTGGTGGGTATCACAATAACCTGAGAGCCTGGAACCAGTGGCGTGTTTACCGGGTACTGCATTGGCTGGGATGACCAGCCCGAGAACGATGTGCAAAAACTGGGGGCTCGTAGCCCTGCAGTAATTGCCATCACCGGACGGCCATCGTTGTAATCAATCAGAATACCTTCCGGCATTATGACCACCTCCCGACAACAACCCGTCCACCGCTAGACAAATTGACAGTTAGTCCATTACCGTTGATAACGACGGTGTTATTCGTACCGTTAAATGCAAACTGACCACTGTTCGCATAAAACTGACCATGAAATTCACAGTTACCATTTTTATCGATATTCCACCCGGCCCCTGAAGGACCTGAAACGAAAGAGGTGGACCTGATATAGTTGCCAATCTTTGCATTGGTGATACTGCCATCCTGAATTAAAGCATCACGGATAAATACCTGTCCGTTATAGACAAAGAACGCAGCAGTGTAATTTCCCGGATCACTTCCGGAGTAAATACCGAACTGGTCAGCAGCAAAAACCACCGTGGATTTATAACTGCTCCCCGATGGCTCAATGGACACGCCGAATCCAGTGTTATATTTCACACCATTTCTGACAATGCCAAGGTTCAGGGTGTATGATGCTTTCGCAGTGCCATCGCTTTTAACCTCGGCGGTCATCTTCTGGTTAACAGCCGCCATCAGCTCACCTTCAGGACCGATCTGCGCCTGAACATAATCAGCAAGCTCTGCAAACGCGCCATCCAGATTTGCAACCGTGGTGGTCACCGTCATGACTTCGGCTTTGACTTCACCGTACTGCTCAAACTGACGCTGTACCGTGCCGTGATTGGCGAGGGCATTTTCCATTATGCCTTCAAGGTTTGTATCCACCCCCTCTTTAATATTCTGGAAGGCCTCTGATTTCTGGACAGAATCGTCAATGAGATCAATGAGACTACCGGTGTCCATAGAGCACAGCGCCGGTACTTCGATAAAGCCTGATGCACCAAAGGCGTTAATTGTCCTGATGTACCAGTAATAGGTATGCCCCACCTGTAGCTGACTGCTGGTCCAGGTGGTTCCCATTCCCTCGCGACTGGCGTTACCTTCAACTATTTCAGTTGACGTTCTAGGCAATTGAGTTTCGCCCGATGTCCAGAAATCGAACTGCGTGGAAACATTGGTGATCGCCGCCAGACGCGGGATCAGCATGATGGCAAAGAAGCCCTGCTCAATATCAACATGAGAAGGTGGTGGCGGGGCTTCTATACTGAATTCCAGATAAGCCTCCGGGGATTCAGCCCCCATCTGGTTTACAGCAATAACGTGTGCTGTGTAGGTATTTTTCGGTAATCCGGTAAGACGCGTGAACGCCCCCGGAACCTGGACGGACATGACCATCTGACCATTACGGCGAATGATCACTTTGTTGTAGACCACCTGCCCGATGTTCTGCCAGGACAGAATGCCCTGTACGACCTGCCCGATTTCCTCCACGGTGTATTTCAGGTTCTGCGGCTGCGCCACGCCTCCGGATGGCAACTGAGTAAACGGCGGTCGCTCAATCGGTTTACCGATGGCATCCCCCCATACATCCGCTGTTTCCTGCTTCAGTGTCAGTTGCACGCCGTTCTGAACGCCGAACTTCCTGTCCGTTACCCGCATCTCAACATTGACGATGCCGATAGACGGGAAATTCACCTTCACATACATTCCAGGGCGGTAACGGTATCCGCTCAGGTTTAACGTTACGTTCATCGTCCTGGCGATGCGGGTACGCTTTAACTTCACATCAGCGAGGCGCTGGGCCTGAAATTCTGAAGTCACAAATCGCAGTTTCATATCCTGCGATATTTCCACCCCGTCTTCTGTCACCCATTCACTGACAGACACAGAGGGGAAATCCGCTTCGGTATAGCCCTGCTGCGGATCGACGAATGTCCCCTTGATAGTGTTAACGCGTTCCGCCTGAGAGACCTCCGGCATGATTTCGATATCACCGGCCAGCTGGCTTTCAGTGATCACTTCGGTAGCGGGTCCGTAATAAGCCCCGACCAGAAGACCATGTTTGCCCGCGGTATACGTTACATCCCCGGCGCATGCCGCCAGCATTCCTTCCAGAATACTGACTTTGTTTTCACTGAGATCGAACTCTCCGTTAATCGTGTAACGCTTCTCAACGGTATTACTGCCAGTAATCACATCCTCATCACAGATGTTCGCTGCTTCCTGAAACTGTTCCCAGAGAATATCGGCGTCAGGCACTTTCAGGTAATTGCGGTAATAGTCCAGGATAACCAGTGCCGCATTGTTGCTGTAACCCGTCAAACCGGTACGCGGGTCATAAACGGCACGCCCGTACTTTTCGACCTTGATATTCGGGATACCTGACGGGAATTTTTCTGCACTGAATTTGAGGGACACGCGCAGCCACGTGATCCCCTTTCCGATCATGTCTTCTTTCCATGACGGACAGTTTGCCAGCATATATGGATCTACGGTCTGCCGATTGGTGTGCAGCTCAAAAGATGCATGCTCCGGAAAACTGCTGATCGGTTCGTCACCCAGCCAGACGGTTCCAGTGCTGGATAATGAGTGACCCGCCAGCGCAACAGCCAGGTGCAGCATTTCACCGTCATCCTGTTGTCCCGACTCTTCCTCTGAAAAGAACAATGTTCCCGCTGTCGTGGTGTGACCATAAACAACCGTTTTGGCGCTGGCGGCGGCACGAAGGACCTGTTTACGTTCCGATGTGTCACGGTAGGAATCCAGTGATGGCTTTTTGGTCAGCGCCTGAGTTGCCACCTGGGCGGCCACGGTGATAGCCATTGCGATCCCGTAATACTGATATGAGGCGGCGGCACCTGCAGCAACGGTCGCAATAATAGGAATAGCAGCAGGCATTAACGCACCCTCCAGACACTCAGCGGCTTAACCCGCAGACTGACAAGACCATTTTCGCCAGGTACCCATACAACGCCGGAATACACCACCCCGGCACACCGCGATCCCGCATTTTCAACAACGGCAATATCCCCACGCTGCGCCAGCTTCACCGGCACTTCATCGAGATACCGGGCCAGCACCTTTTCAAGCGAACCGCCACCGCGCAATATCGCCTTTTTTGCCCCATGTTCGCTGTCGTAGGCTCCGCGCCAGGCCGCCGCAAAATCCTCGCCGCACATGGCCTGAGCGCAGTCCGCCGCGAACAGGCAGCAGTCATGACTACCCCATAAAAAAGGCCGCTTTTCAGCGGCCCTTATTACGGTGATTAATCTGTTATGCCAGTCCGGATGCTTCATGTTGCCTCACTTATAGGTAAATCCTGGCGCATCTTTTTTACTGCCCCAGTAAATAGAACGTTCAGACATCTGCGCTACATACCGGAATATACGGTCGCCGGGATAAGCAGCCTGCTGCGATTCATCGGTATAGCGATCGGGAAAAGGACGCTGCCAGTCTTCAAAAATATTACTGATGTTGTACTGCAGGGCGTTCGTCCCGCCAGCGGTCGCCCCTGTACTGGATACCCGCCCTTTGAACAGGAGATCGGCAACCTGGACAACGCCGTTATCATCCATAGCCACCAGATAGATTTCGGCATTTCTGCCAACACAGCGCTCATTCAGCGTGGTGGCAAAGAGAGCCATATCCAGACCAGAAAGGGTCATTTTGACCTGTGTCGGGCTGGTTGTGCTGGTTTCACTGGCATCATCAACAGAGCCCATGCGGCCCATGCCGTAATAAACATAGCCGTCGAGAACCAGCGTCCCGGTACCGGAATGCACATAGACGGTGCCGGATTCAAACTGAATATTGGCGGCGATTGCAACCGTCACCCTGTCACGGGATAACCAGTCCACCATCGAGTCAGAAAACGGGGAATACAGCATTAAAATGCCTCCTCAAGCTCCAGCGTGTAACTGGTAAAAACACCCGGCACACGGTTACCGGCACCCTGTTGGTTATCCTTCAGTTTGAAAATGCCGTAGGGTTTCGCAACCTCAATGGCAGCATTAGCAGGCGGCGAACTACGCAACATCGGCGCAAATGCAATCATTGCGGTACCGTTCGCCGCGCTCGTCACATCGGCTGTAACCATCTTTAGCTCGTCGTTAACAGTGAAATAATCGCCCTGTCTGAGCACCACTGTTCCCGGCGTCCAGCCCTTACTCTGAAGCTGGGTTCCGGTCTGATTAGCGCCATCAACAACGGGCACGCCCGCTGGCGCTCTGCCACTTCTCCCCCAGTCGCGAACTTTTACCCTGCCATACTCGCCATCGAGGGAAGCCACCAGTGCATCAATACGCCTGGATTTTTCGTCCGTCAGGTTATTAAAGGTCAGGGAACATACCCAGCGGGTACCGGGGAAACGTGCGGTTTGTGATGATCCATTGAAGGGAGAACGAAAAGTTTTGGTATTACTCTCCGGTCGCCAGGTCAGCGACGCGGGACAGACATCTTCCGGCCATTCGAGTGCAGCCATAGATTCTCCTGCATTACTCTGCGCACGGCAGCGCTACTGATCATTTGTCAGGATGTTACTGATTTACATACCTGGTTATGGTTGTTATTCAGCCCGTCAGTGGTGGGACACTGGCGCACTCATAAAAGGAGGGATAGCTGATTACCTCTGACAAGGAATTAGAAAATGGATCAACCAATAAAGTTTATTGAAAAGCTGGAAATTAGTGCTAACACAAGTAACCTTGAGTCTCTTGGCGCTGAAATTGTTGCACTAAAGGTTGCTGTTGGCCTTATTTTTCAAAAGTTACAAGACCCAATGAGAGAAGCTTTTCTGAAAGAATTAAGGCAACTTAATAATCCAGCAATGAACGACCTAGCAAAACAACTCGAGCAATTCCGCATTTAATTCATAATGCCAAATTGTGATGAGTGAAATGCTATTTTTAATTCGGCGGCCCGCTCCTGGGCCGTCTTATCCCCGGCAACCAGTTGCTGGCGAACAGAAGTACTGAGTTCATCAATCGCGCAGTTAATCTCATTGTTGGCCTGACGCATACGCAAAAGCGACTTTTCCAGCGCTTCAACTCGTTCTTCTAAAGTCATAACTGTCTCCCGCCTTTCGGCTTAATGAATATTATTAATGCATTACACACCAAGTAAGCGCCTCGCCTGGCCTCTATTAGCGAAATCCTGAAGCAAATCCTGTTTCGCCATCTTCGCACCGTCATTCGCTCCCTGTCGCGCAGCTTCCTGCATAGCCTGCTTCAGTGCCGCATCTCCGTTACCGGAAATAGAGAAATGCTGCTGAATAGTTTGCTGGAGCTGAGCCCCGCCACCGCCAACAGAAGAAACTGTGTCATCCACCATACGAACACCGAGATTACCGTCAGCAGTTCGCGTCAGGGGCATTATCGCTTCAGGGCCAGCCTCTCCCATCAGACCTGCACCTTTTGCAAATGCAAACATCGTCGGGCTGTTCACGACGCCATTACGGAAACGACTCAGATCAGGGGAGTCCATTACGCCGCCCTTAGCGAATTTCAATTGAGATGCCGCACCAGTATAAGCTCCGGACGGTGTTGCACCGCCAGCAGATGCTGCACCAGCTACTGAACTACCAAACATCCCACCCAGTGAACCAAACCAGCCGCTATCACCAGCAGATTTAAGCGTGTTGACCATAATTGCCCTGAGCAAGACTTTCTGCAGCTCATTCAGCACACTGTTCGCCCAACTTGCCCAGTCAGCTTTATTACCACTGAGGGCGTCAGCCATGTTGTCCACCAGACCATCAAGGGTGTTACCGACTAAATCTGACACCTGAGTGTAATAATCGCTGGAAGTATCTACCCAGTTAGCCAGGCCATTCTGCGCACCGGCTAGCCAGTTACCCTGCAATCTGTCCAGTTCATCATAATGAGAACGGTATTTATCGAGTCGTTCCGCCAGCGCTTTGTCCAATTCCTGGTTATAACGGTCATAATCCTCCTGGCTACGAATATCTCCGCTCTGATAGCGCCGTTGCAAATCCTCTCGCTTCTCCAGAAATTCGCGTTCAATGCTGAGTTGCTCACGCATCCTTTCGCGGGCTTTATCACCAAGTCCTGCGCCAATGACATCTGCATCAATGGAAGCCGCTGAATTCGCATTTTCGCGCTGAAGGTTCGAAACGTATTCAGCCAGTTTTAGATTTTCCTCGTTCGCCTTTTTTACGGAATTTAGGCGATCAACCTCTGTAGCCAATTGTTCAAGGCGTTGCTTCTGTGTTGCATTAAGTCCAGTTAGCTTGCCGTCTGCGATATCAAATTGTAGTTTTTGCTGTTCAGTAACCTCTGCGCTTTTCTTTCCAGTGGTGTCGATGAGAGCAATCTGACGGAGGTAACTTGTCTCCATTGATTTAAAAGCTGATTCAAGTTTTTTTGCTGAAGCAGCAGTTTTTAATTTCCCGTTTGATTCTCCTGCGCCAAGACCATAATCTGTTTTAGATGAAGAATAATTACCTAAGGTTGCTGGATATAGAGGTAGGTTATTTCCTGCTTTAAGGATTGCTCGGCGGCGTTCAAGCTCTGATCGTTCAGCCAGTTTCCCTTCCGCATCCATTCCTAATCTGTTGAAATCTGCAAGAAAACCTTCGTCATTTAAATCTGCATCAAGGTTTCTTATGCGACGATCAATTTCCTCTATGGATGCATTCTCCCCTATTGTCCGCCCCCCTTTGTAAAGATCGATGAGTTTTCCTGCTTCCGCTCCAACCTTAACAAGCCAGGTAGCGAGGTCGACCACGCCACTAACAAGGTTGGTGATACCTTTGATAACTTCAGGGTCTTTAAATACATCACCCATGTCGCTAATTGATTTCTGCAGGTTAGAAAGGTCAACCTTTGCTAATCCAGCTGATAATTCAATCTTAACCCCTTTAACTTGGTTTTCCATATCCTCAAAGATTGAATTAACTTTTACGAGACTTTCTATATCGGTATCATCTGGTGCTACGCCAAATTCTTTCGCAGCCTTAATATATTTTTGTAATTTATCACCGCCCTGATCAAGCAAAGGAAGCAACTTAGAGAGATCGTTACCCAAGCTTTCAAGAATAGTAGTCTTTTCAGCGTTTGTTTTAATCTTGCTCAGAGCATCACTTATGGCTAAAAGTTGCTTATCCGGCGATTCACTCGATAATTTTTTAGCTGATAAACCGAGTGCATCCAATGCATCTACAGCCTCACCTGATTTATTCAGTACCGAGTCACCAATTTTATCTCCGATATCTTTAAAAATATCAGCCATTTGATCGCCTGAAACACCTGCTTTTTCTGCAGCATACTGCCAAGCAAGTAATGATTGAGTAGACATGTTGAGCGACTTAGCCCAACGGTCAGACTCAGTAATTTGCCTGGAGGTATTTTTTAACAGGTTGTATCCAGCCACACCTACGCCAATAGCAGCGGCGCTTGCTGCAGTTGCTGCCCCTGTGAATGCAACAGCTACAGATTTTGCATCCTCTTGAATCTGTTTTCGCCATTTCTGCGATGCCCTTTCAGCCTGGCTTAGGCCGCCAACAAAGCCGCCAACTTTGGCAATTAAGTCTATCGTTAATGTACCTAATGATTTACTTGCCACGCTGTCCTCCAGGTAAAAAAAAGCCCCGCAAAGCGAGGCATTTTAATGCTTATTAAATAGTGTAAATATTACTTTTATTTTTTCTTTGCTTGCTCTGGATAATCTGAAACATCAAAATCGAACCCCTGTTCGCCAGATTGATAAAATGTCACTCCAATAGTGATTTTTTTATTGCTCTTGATGTATTTTTCGAAAGACTGTGGGTTATCAAGAAAAATCATATCTGATCTTCCAGACGCCTCACTACTTGCAGTCCAGGTTTTTACCTTTCCGTTATCGCCCTTCGTTCTTATTGAGCAATCTGAGTAACCACATACAATCTGCCCTTTAGATATCACAACATAGGCATCAGTACCTTGTTTTCTTTTGCGGAAAACCAAGTTGAGTACAGATCCACCATCAACGTTGTAAGGGAATGGGAAATTAACATGATTTTTCGACGTATTATAAAAAATCTCCCCAACCTCACCAGTCACGCTATCTTTCGTGGGTTGGTTATGCCAGTTAATAACTGTAACTGGTTCTTTTTTTACCTCTACTTCTTTCACGACATCATTTTTCAACTTATCATTGCTTACCTGAGTGCTACCCACTGTTTGGCTAGGCGCTTCTTTTTTGTTGCTTACTTTGCCAATAAAAAAAAGAAGGATAAGAACCCCTACAAAAATAAAAAACACCATCATACATCCCGATGGACCTTTGTTTTTTTTTGCTATGGGAGCTCCGCACTTTGGACATGATGTGGCCTTGTCAGATACCTGTTCTCCACACTCTTTGCATTTAATTAAAGCCATTCCTTGATCTCCTTATTTTTAGATAGGGTAGCAAGGAAAGCGTTTCTAATAAATTCTACTTTTCAATTCCACGTCCTCATCGCTTCCTGCAGGCTAATTGGTTCGTTAGCGGCGACTCGCTCTACCGCTGCAATGTGAGGAGCGAAGTCAGCAATGCCGAATGCCGGCGTGTTTGTACCGCGATTCACATTAGCCAGCACAGAAGAAATCAGCGCTGCGCCCCATTCCGTCCGCATCATAGGGTTCAGGCTTCCGTATTTTTGACGATACTGGACCCACTGCTGGAACTCAAGGAAGCTAAGGCGTTCCTGCGCTTCTGAAATGGTACGTCCACCAATCCCGTTAAGAACTAGTTCACACCAGATTTCGTCTTCTGCGCTGAGTCCGTCTTTCCCAGATCGTTAACTTCCTGAATGGCCACCAGCAAAGCAACTGTAAGTTTTCCATCCAGTGCGCCACGTTCCGGATCAGCCTCACCGGTCACATCAGCAACGGTAAACACCTGATGCCCGTCTTCGTCACAGATTGAAGCTGCAATACGGCCAGCAACGCCATCAATCTTGCCAAGACCGGCGAGAACGTCAGATGTAGCAGTGTGATAACCCAGAGGGCGAACATAAGTTGTGGCAATGTGCTCTTTCCCGTCAGCACCTTTCCATTTAATTTCTTTCTCAACAGGACGACCAGTAAAGGCGCCTGTATTCTTCAGCGTATCAAGAGTCAGTTTCATGTCGTTTTCCGGTATAAACATCAATGGGGCGGGGAATATTCCCCGCGCTTAATTAACTGCCTGGTTGCGCTTTCGGAATCCATGCCCCCTGGCCGGAACGCTGGATGGTGGCAGATGTCTGCACGACGGTATTACCCTGGAAGTCAAACGGGAAGTCGGAAACATAACCTTTGAACACGTACCAGGTACGATTTGAAGGCAGAATCAGTCCATCAACAGCATCAGGGGAACTACCCGTTGTTGGTTCAGACTCACCATCAGACCAGCCGATCGCAAATGTCACATCGCTCTGATCGTTTGATTCAGCCATATTGCTGAGCATCAGGTGGCTGGCATTCTGTGGATCGGCGTTAAGCGTGGCAGTCGCCTGCCCCGGAGTACGCAGACCCTTTTTATATTTTCGGGTGTTACGTTCACTGAGGCAGGTATCGTCAATCTGATCTGCCGGGCTGCCGCCTGGTGAGAATGCCGTAATGCATTCGATTTCGCTCACGACACCATTCGCGAGCACAAAAAGTTGAGTGCCTTGAGTCACTACTGACATAGTCATCTCCGGATATAAAAAACCGGCTTATAGCCGGTGTGATGTGAGTTGTTTTGAGTTATCGGTTGACCAGCCAGTCAACGTCGAATGAATAACGGTATTTGAGGGTTGCGGGGTCTCTGCCCTGCGCAGCCCAGCGAGTAATGTAAGCCTTGCGCTGAATGACATCGCGCAATGCTCGCGCCACTGCAAGAGCATCGTCATCAGTGTCGCCATACACATCAACCTGAATAGAATAACGGTCGATGTCAGGGTTCTGACTCAGGTAATTTTCAGGTTCACCGCCCACGTTCTGCCAGACCGCGTAGGGATACACCAGGTCATCATCATGCATGCCAAACGGATAAAGCCTGACCGGGTGGGCTCCGAGTAGCTCTTTTACTTTCGGGTCTGTCGAACAGACGGAAAAAACTGGAGCAATCATGCTGTCGTTCCTTTCTTCTGCGCGCGAGAGACAGCCCTGTCGATAGCTTTTTCAAACTCGGTAGAGAAAACGTTAACTACCTGCATATCAACACCATTCATCGCGGGCCTGAGAATTGGTTTAGCTGCAACATGTTCTGTTCCAAACTCCAGAAAACGCCAGTACCAGGTGGCTCCGCCTGGGTTCCCCTTACCAGAACCAGCAATCTCCCCCATTTCCGATAAAGATGTTTGCCCCAGTCTTGCTCTACGGCGATCAGTTTTCCTTTGTTCACGAGCACTTCTGGTTGCCCTGGCTCCGCCAAGTACGCCAACGCGGAAAGCTATATCACCAGTTTGCCTGTATTTCCGGCTATCAAATCTCGCTACAATATTTTTAAAGATGGCTTCATTGGTAAGTGGATCATCCACTCTTTGAGCATTCCCCCTCGCCCTGTCACGGATAACTTCAGCAGCCTTTCTAAGTGCAAATCGCCCTGCTTTGCTTTTTGTCACATCAGTAATTGCTGACATTTTCCCCAGCAAAGAATCCAGTCCGGTAAGGTTTACCTCTACACCGTCAGCCATCGTTTACCCCTTCTGAGCACGGGAGCGTAAGGTATTCACGCCCGCTTTTCGGGTCGGGCAAAACACCTTCGATATTGTAGATGCCACCACGAAAAAGAATACGCTGTTTCCTGGTAATCCCTGCACGATAGTTAATAACAATGCGAGTAGTTATTTCCCCCTGAACCGACTGCGCAGCAATAAATTCACGCACTGACGACGGGGAAACCTCCGCCCAGACGGTCGCCACATCCCGCCAGGTATTAATTACGGCTCCCGTTGTCGGGTTTTGACCTTTTACCGGCTCCTGCAGGGTCACCCTGTGACGTAATTTCCCGGCTTGCATATCACCCCCTCGGTCTTTGACTCAAGTAAACGGGTCGCTCGTCGCCTAATGAAGTAACATCAATACCTTCATCTCCGGCCAGTGACTGGATAATGACATCACACAGGGCTTCATTTGATTCAGCCAGGCGGTTTAACGCTTCCGTCTGCTCTCTATGTGCTTCGTTCTGTTCGCTCAGCGCTGCTATCAGCGCGTTTACCTGTTGCTCGTTCATAAGCTATTTTCACCCACTTTTTTATCCACTAGCGCTGCTGATAGCACCCGGAACATGACATTTATCCCCCTTAAATAATCGTTGGCAGTCGCAGCTCCCAGATAAGCATCGTCACATCAAAAGGTAACTCGCCCTGCTTTAAATTCTGCACTGTTGTGCCATCAGGATCGTTGTAAAGCTTAGTGACAAGGCGTAACGTCGCCTCCTTTGCCAGCGAACATTCTTCACTTTCCAGCGGTCGGTTATTGGTATCAACGATTTTGTCCCTGCTGCCCTGGCAAAAACGAATAATTGCGGAACTTGCGGCACGGATTTTTCCTGTTAGATCATTGTCGCTATGGTCCCCATCAATACGGCAGTGGTCTTTAACCTCATCAAGAGTGACGAGTTCAATCATGTTTTATCCCTCCCATCACGACCGCGCTTGGCGGCCAGCGTCCAGCCTTTAGCGCCTGTTTCACCAGGCTTATCCTGCGTCTGTTCATCACAGTGCCAAAGAGAGCCGCCCCACGTCACAGTGTCGCCAGGCAGATATTCATCACCTGATTTGAATACGCCCCGGTACACCATAACTGGCAAATCAAAAGTTTTTTTCTCACTGGCACCACTGGCGTGGTTAACGGTGACAGTGAAGTTACGCATCCCTTCCTTGCCGACATCAACGCCAGCAACACCATCAACTACACATTCCCAGCCACGCATGCCGTGAGTTTTCTCATAGGCCCGCCAGAGGCCTCCGTTATGGGTGGCATAAGAACCACGGGGATAACTTTTTGACCCATCAATAAAAGGCAGTAATTCCAGCGCAAGCGCATCGCGGCCATCTTCGCCGGGCCTGCCAGGTTCCGGCGCGGGGATCTCAGCCATAGCCTCACTGATGAGAGCTTTAACATCAGGAATTTCCGGCATTGCTGCCGTAATAAGCTCCTGCAATACAGGTCTGATGTCCTCCACTGTCACGCTTTTGCCGTCCTGCGGTACAGGAATTTCCGCTACGGCTTCACTGACGGCATCGTCAACAGCCTGTTTGAGTGCCTCCGGATCGTAGTCTTTGCCGTCTTTCGGCACAGGCATTTCACCAACTGCCTTGCTGACCAGCTCCGCCAGAACAGGGAGAATCTCCTCCACTGTCGCGCTTTTGCCGTCCTGCGGTACGGGAATTTCCG